CAGATTTTTGAAAGCGTTTTATATTTTCTTCTGGTACTATCTGCCATTCAGGAGGCCCCGATTGCAATACCCTACAAATCGCCGGAAACCCTTATAAAATGGGGCGTCCCGGCGTTTTTTCATGAAATGAAAAAGTTAAAATACAGCCGTTTTTTCTCCTTATCATAGGTGATTCCGTCCACGATCGAGCGCAGCAGAAGACCTTTCCGTTCATAAGATTCGGCCGGATCCTTCAAGATCTCACTGACAGACCGGATCTCCTTCAGAAGCGTTTCCCTGGCATGGCTGTCAGAATCATCTGGCTGTGTGGCAGCAGTGGCGACATCGATCTTTTCCAGCAGTTCTTCCCGGCTCTCCTTCAGGCGGCGCCGGTTCTCTTTGTATTCCTCCAGCGTATCAATCCCGTTTTCATATGCCAGTTTTACCCTGGCTTCTTTCACGGCAATCTGATCCAGTTCCTGCCGGAGCAGATCCAGCTCATCACTTTCCTTCTGATCAGGAATATTCCGGACGGTATAAGTGAAGTCAGCTCCGGCGAGGATCCGGTCAAAGTAATCACAGACTGCAGCTTCTGCTTTCGCAGCGGAGAGCGACTGGGAACCTGTGTGGAACCCTTTAGAGTATTTCCAGCACTGGAAGTACCTGTAACTTCCAGAACCGGCCAGAGAGAGCGTAGCACCGCACACAGAACACCTGAGTAGTCCGGACAGCCAGTGTTTACATGTGGAGATATTCCTTGCCTTGGCGGGGCGTCTGCGTGCTCTCATGAGGGCAATCCGCTTTTCGAACCGCTCTTTTGATAGTCTGGTTTCGTGGCTGCCTTCGAAGGAGATCCCATTCCAGACTACTGTGCCGGTATAAAACGGATTCTTCAGAATCAGATCCACGTTCCGCTGCTCGAACAGATTCCCCCGTTTACTCCGAAAGCCCAGGTCATTGCACTTTCTGGCAATGGCGGTTTCATCCTGATCATAGAGATCGTACTGATCCATGATGTACTGGACGATCTTGTATTCCTCTTCATTGATCACAAATGGCTTTCCACCGCCAACGGCATCGTAGCCGAGACAGGGTGTAGTCTGGTACCCGTGTTTCAGTGCTTTTTCTTTCATGCCACGGATTACTTCCCCGGACAGCCGAATCGAGTAGTATTCATCCATCCACTCAATAATTCGCTCAATCAGAGTACCAAAAGGACCGTCGATCAGCGGCTCAGAGATACTGATCACATCCACATTACTCTTTTTCAGCAGTGATTTGTAAACGATAGATTCTTCCTGATTTCTGGCGAACCGGGAGTACTTCCATACCAGGATCACATCCAGCGGGTGAGATTCCTGCTTTGCGATCCCGATCATCTCCTGAAACTTCGGCCGCTTATCCGCATGCCGCCCGGAGACGGATTCCTCGAAGACATAGTCTTTGCTGATGATGATTCCGTTCTTCTTGGCATAATCCAGTAAGAGCCGCTGTTGTGCATCCGGGGACAACTCCGTCTGATCGGCGGTGCTGACACGGATATAGAGGGCGCCATTTCTTAACTTTGCCATAATATCACCTTCCTGTTTTGTTGTATGTAAAAATGAGTACAAAAATAACAGCCAGCGAGAGAACGGGTGTTCCGCTTGCATAGCTGCTCCGAAGATGATACAATATTTTTGCGAGTTAGGGTATCATTCTTCGGAATGTTACTTGCCGGTTCCTGTTGGCGCAGGGGCCGGTTTTTTTATTTATAATTTTTCCATAATAACCAGGTTCGGTATAAAATACACCACATAGTTATCAACATTCGTGCATACACCATGCAATTAAAAAAATCTGTGGACACAGAAATTGATTATTTATTTAACCTTCTTGTAAAAGGATAAAGTAATTAAAACATTTCCAGATGAATCAATATTTTCATATGTAGCAAGTATACGCCGATCTGAGCGTATGTAGTCATGCATCATACTTTGCAATCGCCCAATATGAATATATCCAATATTGGTATTTTGCCAAATAAAATAAATGGCATTTGAATCATAATCATTAGATGGTTCTCGCTTAAATGTTAATGGAGAACCAAATGGAATTGAAAAATTAAAGGGTTGCATAGTATACAACTCAACATGATTATAATTATAAGCTAATTCAAAAACTTGATTATTAATATGTAATATACTATCAACCGCCGGAACTTTTCTGGAATCAACATAAGAAAGCTTGCGAGAAAAGGAACTACATGCGATACAAATATCGACAAGCCATCCGATTCCAAATAATCCGAAAGTAAAAGTATATAGAACACCTAGCGCGATTTGATGATTTAAATACCGATGTAATCCGAACCAACCGCCCAAAATGGTAACGAGTATGCGTGCAGTTCTATTTTTCATATTCACAACCCCATTTCTTTTAAATTCTATAATTTTGTCATGGTCAGCTAATCTTGCAATTTTTTAATTGAATCAGTTTTTTAGAGTATCCAGTGATCCGAGCAATCTGATCAAGAGTATATCCAGACTGAATGTAGTCTTGAAATACAGTATCTGATAAAAGGAGTTCTATAGCAAACCTATCCGCCTCAGCTTCGTATCCAGCAGTATTAAGATTTGTTCGAGTATCCATAAAAATAGCATTGGATTTTTTATGTAAGAACATATGACCTAATTCATGAGCAAGGACAAATCGCTGTTCAGAGTCAGAAAGTCGTTCATCTAAATAAATAATATTATTTCTCTGAAAATACTGATAAAAACCACGAACATTCTCCAAAGGATAATATACAAGAATGACATTCAAACCACGTATTATCTCAAAGGGATTTCTTGACTTATATATGTGTGCGATATGGTTTGCCTTTTTCTTAATATCCACAATTATCAGTCCTTTTTATATTTCTTAGGTGTATATTTTTCTTTGTTCTTCTTTTTGGCCATTTCCATTCCAATTTGCATAGCAGACAAAATTGACTCGATTGCTTCTGGAGAAGCTGGATCACCATCAAACATAAGTCCCTCTTGCGAGAGCAATTGTGTCTTTGTTTGCTCTAGTATTTTATCAATATCTTTCTCATCCTTAGGAGTCAAATATGACTCTCGTCCTAAAAGATAATCCATAGATACATTAAAGTAGTCGGCGATTTTTTGCAGCTTATCAGTATTTGGAGAAGAAGTTTTCCAACGGCTGATAGTTCCGTTACCAAGTCCAAGCTCTACTTCGAGTTGCGGAAGGCTTAAATCGCGTTGTCGAGCCAAAACTCTAATCCTTTCTACTAGTGTCAATATAATATCTCCTTTCTATAACATGAAAAAAATCATGTAAATTCTATTGACAACTAGAAAATAATCATGTATCATGTGGTTGTAACGAAAAAGCACATGAAAATAATCTATATATGATGATTCGGCAAAAATTATCATAAAAGGCAACATGAAAATTTTCAGCTATCACTATGCCTATATAATAGAATATTTTCATGGAAAAGTCAATAAAAATATGAAAAAGTTCATGTGAAAGGAGAATAACCGATGATTTATAAAACTGTGAAAAAGTTATGCGACAAAAAAGGCGTTTCTGTCTACAAGTTGGAACAAGAACTTGGATTTGCGGCGAGCACAATTCTGAAATGGAAAAAATCTATTCCAACAGCAGATAAGCTGAAAGCGGTTGCAGATTATTTCAAAGTTCCAATGGAACAGCTGCTGGAAAATACAGAGGATGAGGAGGACGAGTAAGTGGAGATATTTATTTTTGCAACTTGTATAGTTGGCTCTGTTATTACTTCGATAGTGATTACAAAAATATTAGCCACCCACTATTTCAAAATAGTAGATGGCTATGTAGAAAAAATTTGTGAAGATACCAAGAATTTTGTTGAAGAAGTAAAAATTAAGGTACACAAACTTTAATAAAATGGATTCCCAAGGGAGTCAATTCACAAAGACCTTTTCTAACTTTTAAAATCTTATTATCCTTAATGTTTTCATATGTTTCTTTTAAATGAAAGTAATATGGAAAATTTTGAAAAATTTCATATCGTGTTTCATCAGCTAACCACGTATCAAAAGAAACCTTGAGTAATCCGAAGCGCTCAAGGGAGGCAATGGATGCAGCATATGAGTATGAATGAGATAGCTCTGGTGTGAAATAGATGTATTTATCTAGCGAAATTGAATGAGAATGATCAGCTAAATCATAGTTAACAATTGGCATTTTATGATGCTTCTTAAAGTCTTGTAAAAGTGCTGCATCTAAGGGATCCATTTGCTTTATTATTTCCGAAAATGACGGATGAACGAATCGTTCGTAATCGGAATTCATTGATCCGGATATTAAATTAACAAAAAGGTTACGAAGCTCTTTAGAAGAGACACAGTATTTTGAATTTTCCAATGCTTGTGCAGTTACCTGAATAGATGGCTCTATTTTTTTCCCTTCTGGAATTTGTTCAATGGATTGCGCTAATTGTTTACGATATTCTTCAAGATCAGTGGCATATTTCAGGCGCTTTTTATCCGCAGCGTGAGAGAGTGTTCCGAATACAAGATACCAAAGGTCGCCAAATGTTTGCCCTACATTCTTAGTAGGAACATCAGTAAGATTTTGCAATGCATTGTCTATAGAATCTGGTATTTCAGGGAGATTAATTAAGGCTGGTTTATTGCTCGTTTCATTTGCCATGTAAATTATTCCTTTCATCATTTGATAGGAAGATTATACCAAATCAGAGAACATGATGGCAACAGAGAAAGGAAAAGTACTAGGACATATTTTAGGGGTGACGTTTGATTATCTGTTTGCAACAGATGAGTAGAAAGGAGAGAGTGTAGATGTGGATTTCGAAAAAAGAATTTACAAAAATGCGAGAAGAAATAAATGAACTTAAAAAAGCACATCAATTTCTTCTCGAAAGAACTGAGGCAGTAATTAAAGCCGATAAGGAATTACTCAGTATTGTGAAAAATTTGAAAGATACAATGGAAGAATCAGTCAATTCCCAAAATACAGATTTCACAAAAAAGATGTCCAAACGGAGATAAAGAAAAAGAAGATTCCTCTATTTCAATATGATCCGGATCTTCTTCCGTGCCCTTTAGTTCATCAAATAGTTTTTGAAAGTCAGAATAAAGAGCAGTATCTTTAACAAAATCGAAACAAATACCTGATGGGTGGTAAGTTGAGTCAAAAGCTATCATGCCAAGCCGATCTAAATTGTTTATTGAAATACGAACCTCATTTTCAGACAAAGAAGAACAATGGATATCATAAACCATATCCGTAGAATATTTTACTTCGGCAGTGGAATTAACGAGATATAATCCTTTTGGCTTTAATACAATTGCAAGTGAAGCGGCTCCGATGATGGAGCCGGAGTTAAAAATTTCTTTTAAAACCAATGCATCGTTTGGACTAAATTGTTTGAGTATTTCAACAAAAGCAGGGTGCACTCTTTCCTTGTAATCGGAGTGCATAGATTTAGACAAAAGATTTGAAAACAAATCATACAATTCTTTGCTGCTCATGCAATAAGAGATAGACTGCAAAGCGGGAACGGCGACATAAGCATCAGGGGAAACGATTTTGTTTACATCAACATTTTCGAGTTTTTGAGCTAAAAGTTTTTCGACCTCTTTCACGCTATATTCGCGCTGAGCAATCCATTTTTGGAGCGGCGCAAGAGCAGCATTAATTGCTCTGGGAATTAAAGATAATGTTTTGCCAGTCTCCTTTGCAGCTGGCTTTAAAGCATCATCGTATATCTCAGGGAAGGTTTCGGTTACGCTTTTAAGATCATTTGGTAATTCAGACATAAATTTCCTCCTTTGGTATTCAGACATGACCGTGCCTGTAATTCACAGTATAGGAGAAATCTGGAAGAAAAGCAACTGTAACATGTAGCAACCAATCAACATCATACATACCATACCACAGGGAGGTGGTACCCATGAAAGGGCAACCGATTATCGGTGAAACCCGGTTCATCATCAACGGTCAGCTGTATTCTCCGGAACAGATCGGAGAGCAGAGGGCTATGGAACTGATCAGACAAAAGGTTGATCAGGCGATGGAGGGAATTGGGTTTGAAAAGACATACAAGGAGAAGACCGCCTGAGGGCGGGGAAGGGAGGACAAGCTTATGGAAGCAGGATAAAAATAAGTGCCGTTAGGGCTGCCACCCGTTCCGGCACTCAAACAAATAACCACTATTATTATACAGAAAGTTGAGAAGAAAAGCAATGAGCATAGGAGATTTAATCGGGGCAGTCATTGCAACATACGAACTGTTCACCGCCACAGAAGTCTTGCCAGCCTTGTTCTGGCTGGCGCTGGCTTTTGCGTTCCTTGTCCGGTTCGACTGGTCGTTGGGCTGGCTGGGAGATATTGATGATTATCTGTATGACTATTTTGAAGAGGAAAATGAACCATGGGAAGATCGAGAGTAACAAAGCCGACACGGAAACAGAAGATCCTGATGCAGTCAGCGGGTCTGGTTCCGAAAAACTGGCTGGTACTGAAAGAAACGACAGAGGAATTGATCGTGGTAAACCGTGGCTCCGGAAGGACCAGGAGGGTTAAAAAGTGAAGGAAGGATATACAGTCAAGAACCCTGGGCGGGGAACCGGTTACCGACTGCCTCTGAACAACGATAAGATACGGCTCCAGAGAACGTCGTATGGGGATGCCATTTACGGCGAACTTCCCGATGCGGTCGGGAAGATGGAGCAGATCATGAAATTTGAAAACTGGAAAACAATGCTTGACACAGTACCGGTGGAAGAATGGCCGGTCTACATAAAAAAGAGCCGATCAGAAGGAAAAGACTGATCGGCTCTTCATCCCGAAGGATGGATTATATATATCACGGATATAATCCTAGCATACGGGATAAAAAAGTCAAGAAAAACGGGGCTTCCGGGTCCCGTATCAAACTCGATAAAGGGATTAAAGTTAGGACTACATACCATGTTTAAGAGGATTATATCATCTTTCCGGAAAGGGGATATCCTGGATGTCAGTGAATTCCATGACGGAAGATATGGAGGACCGGGAGGCACAAGGAAAACAAAGGCAAAGCCAACAGAGGAAGAGATGCATCAGGCGAACTGGCGGGCAAAGAAAAAGAGATGCCGGCAGAGACTGCTGATGTATTTCAAAGAGGGTGACTGCTGGGCTACCTGGACCTACGAAGTGAAAAACAGACCGCCGGACATGAAAGCAGCGTTGAAGGATTTCCAGGACGCGATGAGATGTGTCCGGAGGGAATATAAGAAACGGGGATATGAGGTGTTCTGGATACGCAACATTGAACGGGGAACCAAGGGAGCCTGGCACATCCACCTGATCATCAATGAGATCGGGGATACGGCGAGTATCATAACAAAAGCCTGGAAGAAAGGCGGCACCTGGATCTCAGAACTCAGAAAGAGCAAATATTACAGCGAGGACTACGATCAGCTGGCTGCGTATATCACAAAAGACGAGCGGACAGTGGAAAAGAAGCAGGACGGCACACTGGCAAAACCGCGGATAGCAGAATCGAATTACAATACCAGCCGGAACATGCCCCTGCCACCACCAAAGAAACAGTACCTGAAACGCTGGAGGGAAGAAGTAAAACTGAAAAAAGGTTACTACATTGCCCGGATCTACGAAGGAATCAACCCGAAAACCGGATACAAATACCGGAGCTATACGATGATCCGGCTGAACAGGAGGGATTAACGTGTGGAAAGTAGATATTTACCTGGAAAATGCCGGGAAGTCTGTGAAAAGAAAAAAAGGCTGGTATGGATACGTCCTGGCCTATCAGGGACAGCGGTTCCACACACTGGAAGAGTTCCGGGAAACGAAAGATACCAAGAACGAGCGCGATGTCCGAATGCTCCTGGAAGCGTTATCAAGGTGCAAGCCATGCGAGGCGGTGATCCACACGGAATCCCAGTATTTACAGGGAACGTTCGGGCGTCTGGCACACTACCGGGAGAACGGCTGGAAGAAGTCAGATGGCACCGAGATCAAATATAAAGAATTATGGCAGCAGGTATCCGATGCTGCAGTGGGAAAAGAGATAACCTTCCGGATGGGAACTCATGAATTTTCCGGATGGTTGCAAAGAGAGATACAGCACAAGGAGGAAAACAAAGATGTATGAGAAGTTTGGAGAATTTGATTCCTGGGAAGAGATCAACCGGGCAGCTCAGGCACAGTTGGAAGAGGGCGACCTGGATGCGATCAAGGAGATCGCAAAAGAAAACGGTCTGGACCCGGAGGATGTGGAGGACTTTTGCACCGGTGCAATCGAAGAACTGACAACGCCAACACTGGCAGCGATCGGAAAACTGGATGCGGAAGCACAAGACCTGAAGATTGACGGCGCGCTGAAGGACTGGAAAGATTTTCTGGTGGAACTGTGCACGGAAGACGAGCCGATGAGCCTTGCCGTGAGACGGAAAGGGAAATCACTTACGGAAGTATTTGCACGGATCCTGAAAGAGGGGTTCAACACGAAAACCCACCTGGATGACCGGATCGTAAAGGCGGCAGGGCTGAAACCACCCATCTATATGGGGATGCCGGGAAAAGCAGCGGTGCGGAAGATCATCCGTGAGTATTACCTGGAGGTGAAGGCATGAGAACGTTCAAGGGATTCAACAATAACCTGCAGGCAACCTGCGGAAAGGGGACTTTCCAGTACCAGCCGGGAGTACTCTACCGGGAGGAAAAGAGCAAGACCAGAAGCACAGGATTCCACGCAGCGGAGTATATCCTTGACTGCATGAGATGGTACCCACTGAACGGAAAGAACCGTTTTTTCAAGTGTATGTCAGGAGGAAGCATCGATGAGGAGGAAGGATGTTCCATGGTAGTATCCACAGAACTGCACCTGGAAGAAGAACTGAACCTGTACCAGATTGCCTACTACGCCATGGTATATATGCTGTACCATCCGGCGAGGGACTGGGAGTATTCAGATGCATACGTGACGGTTGGAAAAGAAATCCTTCCGGGGAAAGATACGAAGATCGCGATCGCAAGGGGAACCCATCCGGTGGTATACGGAACACAGGGGATCCTTGGGATGATCCTGGAAGATCAATACGGGGAGATCATAAATGCCAAGATCACCCAGGTGGGAAAAGAAGCTGAACCAGGAAAACGTTATACCCTGACGACGGACGGGGAGGTGCGGGAAGCATGAAGTGGAAACAACTGGAGACGGTACCGGCAAGAACCCCGAAGACAGATGCATACATGGCAACCGTAGAGGAACTGGGAAATGTCCTGATCCTGGATGTCTGGGAGAACAGGGAGCGGAAGTTCCGGTACTGCATCGATGTGGAGACCGGGCAGCATGGGTATCTGGAAGAAACTTGGAGCAGAGGGAAGCTGCTCACAGCACTGGGAACCAACCCCAATTGCTATTGGCCGAAAGACGTCAGATACCCGGCCATCGACAGGAAGGAAAAGCAACATTGCCTTGAAAAACTGAGTCGTGCAACGAAAGACGTATACCAGGCGATCGACTGGGAAGAAGCTGGCTATGACAGGGGCAAACGCTGGGATGCGGAAAAGAACAGACAAGATCGCCTGGACACGTATATGGCACAGGCTCCGGAGCCCCCGTCAGACCTGAGGGAGTGGCTGTTTGAAAAGGCAGCAGGGGAAGATTACCTGATGAAGACCAAGAAGAAAGATGAGTATACCTGCACATCCTGCGGGGAAAAGTTCGCAAAGAAAGAACTTCCAGAAAGTCGGCACAATCAATTTGTCAATTGTCCGGAGTGCAAAAAATACCTGCAGATCAAGACCCGGACAGAACGGATCCGGAAAAACGCCCAATGCTACCTGATCCATCCGATAGGGGGAGATATGGTGTTAAGGGTCATCTATGCCCACATTGAGTGGAAATGCCGGAAGCACACAGTCACCTTGAACGAAGCAATCCGGGTCGTAGGCTATAACCTGTTCAGAAAGCGAAGATCCACAAAGAAGTACAGGATCTACTACCGGGACTGGCAGTCATGGGTAACCGGCAACCACGGGAATTACCGGGCGCAGCAGGGATACCTCTATCCGGGGAATTTTAAGGAAATCCTGAAAAACACAATCTACCAAAAAGCCTGGGCAACCCTGGAACAGACGGCACAGAAAGGATTGTGTATGAATTATAGCCGGTTACTGGCAGGAATCATGCGAAGCGGGAATTATGCAGGTGTGACGGAATACCTGGCGAAAGGCAGGTTCTGGAAACTGTTACAGGAAGTGGCAGACGATACAGAATACCCGGGATGGAATTTTGTATACCGTGGGGATCTCAACCTAAACGCAGAAAAAATCGAGGGTATCTTCGGGATCTGCGATAAGCAGATGATCCACCGGATCCGGGACGAAAACGGCGGACACTGCATGGTCAGATGGATGCGCTACAGCGAAAAGTCAGGAAAGAAGATCCCCACAGAGACCCTGCGCTTCTTAGAGGGGAACGGGATAGACCAAGATGATATCGCATTATCCGGAAAATACATGTCCCCACAGCAGATTGTCAATTACATCATCCGGCAGCAGAAGGAACAGTACCCGGCATACACTGCAAACGCTGTATTAGAGCAGTATGAAGATTACCTGTCCATGTGCAAAGCTACCGGTAAGGATCTGACAGACGAGATGGTATACCGTCCGCGGGAACTAAAACGGAGACACGATGAAGTGATCGTAGACCAGCAGCAGATGCAGATCCTCCGGGAAATGAGCCGGGACAGCGAGCAGAGGGAAGCATATGCCAGGGAAATGCGGGAGAAATACCCGACAGCAGAACAGACCCTGCAGGAGATCCGGGAACGGTATGAGTATGAGAACGGAGAATACAAGATCATCGTCCCACAGACACTGATGGACATCGTACTGGAAGGGCGTGCCCTGCATCACTGTGTAGGAAGCAGCGAGCGGTATTTTGACCGGATCGAGGACAGGGAGACCTACATCTGCTTTTTGCGGAGACAGAGTGCCCCTGGAGTCCCATTCTACACGATCGAGGTAGAGCCGGGCGGTACGATCCGCCAGCACAGGAGCTATCTTGACGAGGAGCCGGGGATCGAGGAGATCCGTGGATTCTTAAGGGAGTGGCAGAAAGTATTGAAAAGCCGCCTGACCTGGAAAGACCGGGAACTGGCAAGGACGAGCAAGATCAAGCGGGAGCAGAACATTGAAGAGTTAAAAGCCAAGAGAAATACCAGGGTGCTGAAAGGACTGGAAGAAGACTTTTTGGAAGCGGAGGCAGCAGGATGGAATTAACAGTGTTTAAAGATTATAACGAATACCACAACGAAGTAAGCGGGGTATTAAACCGCACAGTAGAAGATTTTGTATATACCGGATATCTCTTGAAACAGGGGCGGGATACGGACATCCTGAACGGATCCGGCTACAGCAATGTAAACGAATTTGCCTGGGGTGAATACAAACTGGATGCTACCCAGGTATCCCGGTATATCCGGATCAATGACAAGTTTTCGGAGGGCGGGTATTCCCCACGCCTCCAGGCGCAATACCAGGGATTTGGTTATGCGAAACTGGCGCTGATGCTGACACTTCCAGATGAAGTTGTGAAAGAACTTACACCGGGTTACAGCAAGTCAGAGATCCAGACGGTCAAAGAAGAGATCGAGAGTGAAGAAAAGATCACGGATATCGAAGTCCTCCTGGAAGAAAAGAACGAAGCCCAGGAAGAAATGGGGATGTTAGAAAAAGCCTTCCATGAACTTTTCCTGGAAAATCCGGAACTGTACGTGGAGATGGCAGAATTCCTGAAACACAATGGAGCAAAGCATCTGAAGGAATTCCTGGTCCCGGATACGGACAAGATCTACAGCATCCGGATCCAGGGGACTGGAAAGATCCTGATCTACATGAATGACAAAAAAGAGGATATTACGATCCATGCGATCCGGCAGCAGGAGAAGGAGCAGTATTCCTGGGAGCAGGTCACGGACTGTGTAAGCGGCATGACAGATCCGGATACAGACCCGAAGAAACAATGGAAAAAAATCTACGGGCAGGAATTCCCGCAGGAAGAAGAACCGGAAATTGCACCGGTACAACGGAAAAAGCCGAAGGTCGAGAAAGCTAAAAAGCCACCGAAGAAACCGGAAAAGAAAAAGCCGACAAAACCAGAGAAAAAGAAGCCGGAAACAGTAGAACAGCCAGCAGCTCTGGAGGTCCCAGGACAAATGGAATTAACCAAGGATCTTCCGGAATATTGTTCAACACAGACAAGAAAATCTTACATAGACACCCTGTCTACAGCAGACGCAGCAGTATATATCAGCCACGGACTGAACGTTGTGATCCTTGCCTATCCGGAAAAAGTACAAAAATGGTTGGAACAGGAAGTGGATTCGAAAGGAGAGCCGAGTGAAAAAAATAGATAGTATCATCCAACCAAAAGACGGCAGATGCTTATTATGCAGCATGCTGGATCACGAGGAAGATAAATACTGGTCTTACATAGAAAAACACCATGTATTCTTCGGAAGATCGAACCGGAAACACAGTGAAGAGGATGGCCTTACCGTATATCTGTGCGTAGCACACCACAGAACCGGAAAGGCAGCAGTCCACCAAAACCGGGAGTCTGATCTGATCCTGAAGCGCTACGCCCAGGAGATCTACGAAAGAGACCACACCAGAGAAGAATTCAGAACCCGGTATGGAAAGAGTTACCTATAGTGGCTTGGCACACTTAAGGATATATCACAAATACACAGAGGGTGCCTGGCTCATGAGGCACCCGGGAAGGAGCAAGATGGAATGGATCACAGATGAGTTCCCACCGATTGCGGAAGGACTCAAGAATGTATCGATAGAAGTAGAAGCACACCTGGAGAGTGGAAGGATTGTACCGGCGATCTATGCCAGATCAGATAAAAGCTGGGATCTGGCGGAGGGCAAATATCCGCGGATCCAGGAGACAGTGATTGGATGGAGGTGGAAGATATGTTAGAGATCATAGATATTAGAGACGCAACAGAGGAAGAAATTCAGGAATTTACAAAGAAACAGGAGAAACCAGAATGGCAGCAGCGTATGATGCAGGTATTTCTGCGCAGACCCAAATGTCGTTCGGATTGCTTCGGAGCGGCAGCAGGGGACTGTGAAAGATGCCCTGAATAAATTGAGCGAACAGGAAAGGAGAAGCATGGAAACAAAATATCGTGTATGGGATAAGGATAGAAAGGAATATCTGTCAGCAGGAAATGTGTTTATCGGGATTTGTCCGGGAGAGATGCCTGAACAAAGCGAGATCTACTTGGAACTGATTGATGAAACGAAAAATAAGTATAAAAACAGATGCATAGTTGAAGCGTTCACCGGTATGAAAGACATTCATGGAATAGAGATCTATGAAGGAGATATCCTTATGGGACATGAAAACAAAGATGAACTTGTTGTTGTGGAATACGGAGAATTTTTTGTAATCGATGCTGCGACTTACAACAGAGTCGATAAAGTAATTGGATGGCATACTCATGTTCTGAAAACAGATGCGCTATCTGTGTGTGTGCCATTTTGCCTGACGATGCCGTTGAACGAAAATTATATAGCAAGAAGCGAATATGCGGTTTTAAAGAAAAGGATCCACCAGACAGAATTTAAAAGAGTGAGAAAAGATTGAGAAGTGGAGATGCGGGTGAGGATATGGATTTAGGCAGAGCAAGAAGAATCATAAGAAATATCTATGACGAAGAAACAGAGGTAGCGGATAAGATAACAGCCATCCAGGAAGAATTGGATGCGGAAAGACACACAGCAGTATCGAAAGAGCATCTGATAGAAGTGCTGAGATGGCTGATAGAAGAATATATCTGAGGGAAAAAAGATGGACAAAAATAGAGTTGGATATCTTACCGCGGAAGAGAAAGAACGAGAGGATCAGGAGCAGATTGAATACCTGAGAAAATGGAAAGAAAAGAGGGAGAAGAAGCGTGAACACAGACGAAAAGTTAAATTATATGATCGGTTGTTTGTAGGTCGTAAAAGATAGGATGAAGTTAGAAAAGCAGTAGGTAAATGGGAGGTGCCAGATGAACGGAGAAGGATATAAAGATCCGACGGCAGAAAAGGCGATACATAATGCAGGATATCTTCCAGAACATATCTGGGAGCCACTGAAGCTGATAAGAAGACTCCTTGATATAGTGGGTCTGGAATTGATCGGTATTACGGTTAGGGACAGGAAAAGTAAACGGAAGTATTCATGGGGAGGTGATACCGTTGCAGGAAATGACGGAAAACGAAAAGAAAAAGGAATTCCTGAAAAGATACCAGAAGGCGGTAAGAAGAGAACAGGATATCTTGGATGAGATACAAAGACTCCGGGCGGATAAAATGTTTCCGAGTGTGTGCAATGATGGGATGCCACGCGGCAGCAGTCAGACAGATCTGTCGGATTATATGGCAGAGATTGACGCGGCGATCGAAGATTTGAAGAAAGAACGCTTGGAAAAGATAAAGATTTACCGGGAAATAGAAATGCGGATCCGCTGCATGAAAGACGAGGACGAGCAGGAAGTACTGAGGATGAGGTATATAAAGGGGATGAAATGGGAAGAAGTAGCGGAAAAAATGAAATATAGCTACCGGGGAGTATTAAAAATCCATGGAAGAGCGCTTGAAAATTTTGAAATAAAATAGATAAAGTGTTCATAGAAATGCACACTCTACCTGTGATATAGTGTAAATGGGTTTAGTGGATGAATAACAAATCACCTTCTTGGTCCGGCTATCAAAGTGCTGAAAGATAACCGGATGGCTCAGACGGTCAGCCAGTCCAAGAACCGTCACCCACTTCGGAATATCTCCCCGATCGGGAGGGAGCAAGAGCCGTAAAAGCGAGCCGCAGGTTCGAATCCTGGTATTCTGATCGCCGATGATGGCGTCCTTCAATACATTGGAAACACCCTGCACCCTGCGGGGTGTTTTTTATGCTGCATTTTACGACTGTTTGTGGTAATTCGGAAGAGAATGTTGTATGATAATGAAAAATGTATTGGAGGATTATAGGATGAACGAAAGAATTAAGGATCTCGTAGATGGAACAACAGGTGTTATAGGAGAAATCATAGCAGAAGATGTAATTCCAGCACTTGGAGCCGCAATGCTGAAAGGGACTGCCATAGAAGTGGCAACAGGTGCGGTCAGCGCGATTTCTCCAAGAATAGGTGGTATTATGATTGCATATAAGCAGAAACGCTTGGAAAGAAATTGGGAGCAGTATATAGCTTTGATTGCAGAGCATCAGGAAGAACTGAATCAAAGGTTGAATAAACTCGAAGAAAAACAACGCGAAGAAGTGAAAGATATATACTTTCCGTTAGTGTCTGATTATGTGGGAGAAGAAAAACAGTCTGAAAAGATAAAATTTATCGTGAATGGTTTTATCAATCTGTCAGCCGGGATCAATATGCAGGAAGATACAACACTGATGTATTACGATACATTAAGCCAGTTGAGCATGCTTGACCTCAGAGTGTTAAAATTATATACACAGCAGTATATCAATGAGGATCAGACAGGCGATGACATATATACCGTAATGGCTGATTATCAGATCGACATGGCACAGGTTTCGATGATAAAAGAAAAATTATTGAGACAGGGATTACTTCTCAGCCAGAATGAAGAGAAGATGGAGGAAAACATCAATAATGTTTCCGAATTCATAGAAGGATTAAGCAAAAACAAAAAGAATCTGAAGTTAAAGCGGATCAACAAAATAAGGAGAAGTGATTCCTACAAGATAACATCGTACGGAAGAAAATTCCTGAACTTTTTTACTGATATTGCTGAAGAGCAAACAGAAAAATAGAAAGCAAATATAAGGCACCCTCCGGGGTGCTTTTTCGATGCCCAAAAAGCAAATACCGAGGGGGTGAGGACCATGGGAAATCCGAGGAGCGCAAACGGGAACCTGCGTAGGAAACACCGGGCAAGGCTGCGGGCAATTGGTGGAGTATGCGGGATCTGCAAAGACAGGCTGGGTCCGATCCATTATGATGAACCAAGTGACAGCAAACATCCACTGTCATTCGTGATCGACGAGATCCGGCCGGTATCAAGATGGCGTGAGTTTGGCTATGTATCGAGAGAGGCAGCAGCCCAGGACTGGAACAACCTGCAGCCAGCACATTACTGCTGCAATGCAAGGAAAGGCAATAAAACGTTACAGGAGCTGGCACATAGACCCAAAATGGACGGGATCAATGCGCCGGATGGTGACTGGTAGAGAGGGGTGGGGAGGGATCCCCCCATGGCGCCGAAGGCGACCCCACACCGTCCAGCGCCGATTTACACACAGGAAAATTACAAGGAGCGGTCTAAGGATGGCAAAAACAAAGAAAATGGCAACAGTTGCGGCATTTGGAACACGGCTGGAACAGCTGGAAAATCTGGCAAAAATACTGGCAAAACAGATCGATCTGTGCACAGGCAAGCTGGATGATAGCGTAAAAACTGTACCGCAGCTTGTAAAACAGTACAGAGAAACGATAAAAGAAATTGAAGAGATCAGAGGGGTGAGCGAAGACGATGACGAGATCGGAGAAATCCTCTCAGCGAGAAAAGCTGACGGGAAGCCAGATGCCGTCCGTTAGGATCACTCCGGAATACGAATATACGGACGGGCCGGATGCGGTAAAAGTGCTTGCGGTCGGAAAACTGATCGTGGATCCGTGGCAGGGAGAAGTATTGAATGACTGGATGGGACGCACAGAAGAAGATACCTGGTCAGCTACGACCTGTGGCTTATCTGTTCCAAGACAGAACGGGAAAACACTGGACACATCCGGAAGGATAGCGTCCGGGATGATCATGTATAGCGAGTGGGTGATCTATACAGCCCATCTGCAGAAAACAGCGACCGAGACATTTATGGAACTGAAAGGACTGTTTGAAAGCCGGGGACTTCGAAAATATGTAAAAGAGATCAGAACCGCACTTGGCCGGGAACAGATCCTTTTAAAAAATGGAGGGCGAGTTGTATTCGTGGCCAGAACGAGGAATGGGGGCCGAGGCCTGCATGGAGACTGTCTGGTATTTGACGAAGCACAGGAACTGACGAGTGAGCAGCAGGCTTCCTTCCTGCCGGCAATATCCGCTTCGAAGAACCCACAGACAATCTACCTGGGAACGCCGCCGGATGAAAATTGCACCGGTACAGTATTCCGGGGTATAAGGGAAAAAGCGAAACAAGGGAAAAGCACGTCCACTGCCTGGACGGAATATTCCGTGGAAGAGATCGGAGACGTGACCGATCGAAGGCGATGGGCAGAATGTAACCCGGCCCTTGGGAGAAGAATGAAAGAATCAACGATAGCTGCAGAGTGTGAACAGATGGATGAAGATACATTTGCAAGAGAACGTCTTGGATGGTGGTCACCGGTCAATAACGACCAGGACTATGCAATCGACAGGAAAAAGTGGGAGGCATGTGCATCCGAAGAAGAAAAGCCGGAAGGAAAGACGGCATATGGAATCAAATTTTCTTTGGACGGTTCTACTGTGGCACTATGCGGTGCTGTTTGTCCGGATACCGGAAGGGCAAGAATATCCCTGATCGAACTGCGGCCAACTGAACGAGGAATTCTTTGGCTTGCAGACTGGCTGAATCAGAGATATACAACAGCCTCCTGCGTGGTTATTGATGGTCGGAATGGTGTTGATTATCTGATAGAAAAGATCACATCTGTATGGAAATACAAGAAGTCGATCATCCGGCCAACGGCAAAAGAAGTGATCGCATCAGCAACGCAGCTGGAACAGGAGATCAACGAACAGACTGTGACCTGGTACAGGTATCAGGAAGTTTTGCAGGAATCTGCGATTACTGCAGTAAAAAGACCGATTTCCGGTGGCTGGGGGTTCGGCGGGGAGAATTCCGTACCGATCGAAGCCGCGGCGCTGGCACTTTGGGGATGCAGAACATCAAAACGGAATCCGAATAAGAAGATGAGGATAGGATAATGGAACTGAATTTTGGAAGGGTAGTAGATCTGCCAGAGGAAGAACAGCAGCAGCTGGACGAACTGAAATATATCTATGATTACCACCGGACAGCCAACCGGAAGAAACGGCGCTATTACAACGGGAAGATCACACTGAATGAAGTGAACCTTGGGATCGCATTGCCGTCAGGTCTTGGAAAACTCCAGATCGGCTGTGCCTGGGGAGCCAAGACAGTGGATGTCCTGGCGGCAAGGTCTATGTTCGATGGATATGTAACAGAAAATGGTGCCAAATCCGACAGTATGAATGAAATCCTGCGCCGGAATCATTTGTGTACGGAATACAGCAAAGCGGTCAAAGAAGAATTAAAGTACGGCTGCGTGTTTGCGGCTGTGTCAGGAACCATGGACGGTGCGGAGATCCGGTTTTATTCCCCACACTGTGCGGCAGCATCCTGGGACGCACATAACGGCAGGATCAAATGCGGGTTTGCGTTTGAAGACGGGCGAAAAGATGAGTCGGATATCACATGGTCCCCGGAACATGTGAATTTCTACACGGAAACAGATATCTGGGAGCTGGAACGGATCGGGGGAACCTGGTACGCAAAGGGAACCCCGCAGCATTTTGGGGAACCGATGATGGTCGCAATGATCTGGGATGCCACACACGACAAACCGTTTGGACAGTCAAGACTGAAGGAACCCATCCGCAGGCTGATCCAGGGATATGTAAGGACAGTAGCGAATGCGACGATAGGACTGGAATTTGCCACTTCCCCGCAGAAATATTTGTTGGGAGTATCGGATGAGCAGTACGATCAGCTGATTGACAACAAATTCCGACAGTACGTCGGCAGCATCCTTTACAGTACAAATAACCCGGAAACCGGTGAAAAGCCGGCATTTGGGCAGCTGACACAGGGAAATATCGAGCCGCATGTACAGATGCTGCGGATGCTGGCAACCCAGTATTCCGCTGCAACCGGTCTGACAGCCACGGATGTCGGTGTGGTCAATGATGCGAATCCGACATCCAGTGAAGCGATCATCGCACAGTCCCAGACCTTGATCCTTATGGCGGAACAGCTCAACAGATCCAACGGGGATGCGCTGTACCGGCTCGGCCGGATGGCACTTGCGGTAGAACTTGGAGTAACGCCGGATACCCTGCCGGAAGACGAGCAGGGTATCATTGCACACTTTAAAAATCCGGCGATGCCAAGCGTTGCGTCTACTACGGATGCGGCACTCAAGATCTCAACGGCAAGAGAAGGATTTGCACAGACCGATGTGTTCCTCGAGATGATCGGGTTCGACCAGGCGGACATCCGCAGGATCCGGGCACAGGAGCAGAGGGCGAAAGGGGAAACGATCCTGACGGAGGAATTTGACGATGAAAATATCGACGAAGGCGTGGACACAGTACATAACGAAAATGTCACGGATCAGCCGGAAAGCAGCTGATCTGATGCAGGAATGGGTCCGGAAAAATGGATTTGGAAACGATAAGGCACTTTTGGATTACGCCTATGCACTTTCACAGCATTATGGAAAAGCGATCGGCGCGCTATCCTGCCAGATGTACGAAGCCACGGCAGCAGCACAGGGCGTAACAATCCCGCCGGCAGAGATCGCAGATCTTCCGGAATATGGGGAAGTGGCAAAAACGGTACATGGAACCATGAAACGGTCACAGATGCAGGTTCCTGCGGCTCTGGAACGGCTGGTGAAACTTGTCGGTGCGGATACCACACTGAAGAATGCAAAACGAGACGGCGCGGAGTTTGCCTGGGTACCCCATGGCGATACCTGTGCTTTCTGCGCCACCCTGGCATCCAGAGGATGGCAGCAGGTATCGCAGGAGACGCTCAGAAAAGGACATGCGGAACATATCCATGCACACTGTGATTGTGAATATGCCGTCAGATTTGACGGGGAGAGCACAGTGGCGGGATACGATCCGGAAAAGTACCTTGAAGAGTATTATGATGCCGGTGGCGATATCAATGCCATGCGCCGGATCCGTTATCAGAAAAACAAGGACGCTATTAATGCGAGAAAAAGAAAACTGTATGCGGACAAGAAAATTGGAGATATTGAAAAACTACTACATTCTGATATAATGATATCAGGAGCGAGAATTACGAATCTGGACAGTACAGAGGCGGAAAAATTCGCAGATATGTATTATAAAGAAATTCGAAGTTTTTCAACGGATGCAAAGAAAATTGCTAAAAATCTCGAAAAAGAAGAGACAGAAATTAAGAAAATTAAGGCGTATTTGTTTGAAGATGATTCTTTCACCGATCCGGATACAGGAGAAAGCAGACAGTTCGATCCGGACTGTGCAATCGCACAGAGCTGGCAACGCTTGATGATCGGAAAGAATATCAAACCACATGATAAGACTTTAGTAGAACATGAGTTGCTGGAAATGAAGATCAAAGAGGAGAATCCTGGAATAGATCATAGGAAAGCACATGAGTTGGCATCGGAGAAGTATAATTACCCAAGGGAGGTGTTGGAATATTATGGTAATCTTAAAAAACATAAAGAAGGTAAATGATAGTATTTCAGCCGATTACTATCCGGAAGGAAAAGAACCGAAAGGCTTTATCAAAATACGGATTTCTGATGGAGAAGTCATGGAACATGAAAATACAAATATGTTTGCTGCACCGCATGTAAAGCGGGAATTAAAACGTATTGCAAAAATGGAGAATCCACCGGAAGAAAAAACGGTAATATGGTATTAAGCGCCACTGATCAGAAATGGTTAGTGGTATTTTTATACCAATTTTTAGGAAAGAGAGGATTAAAAAATGAAAAGAGCAATGTTAAGTCAGCCAATGGCTGGAAAAACGGATGAGGAGATTATCGAAACAAGAGAGAAAGCTATGAAAGCATTAAAGAAAAAAGGCTACGAGGTTGTAAATACTCTTTTTACAGATGAGTGGTACAGCAACGAGGCTATGAAGGAACGTGGCGTTGTGCAGATTCCACTCTGTTTCTTAGCAAAGTCTTTGGAGAATATGAGCCTGTGTCATGCGGCGTATTTCTGTAAAGGATGGGAAAATGCCAGAGGATGCAGAATCGAACACGATGCAGCAGTGGCATATGGTCTGGAAATTATCTACGAATAAAAATTGCACCGGTGCAAGGAGGTGAGCATGATGGCAACATCAACGATGAATATTCTGATCATATGTGTTGCAGTAATTGTTTTGGCAAAATGGTGTTGATCACATAAGAGAGATAAATTTTAACACGCAGAAATGCGTGTTATTTTTATGGCAACACGTGCCTGAAACGTGGAAAACAAAAAATACTCAAATCAGGAGGGAAACAAGATGGCAGATGATAAGACATTCACCCAGGCAGAAGTAGATTCGATCGTAGAGGGACGCCTTGCGAGAGAGCGTCAGAAATATTCTGATTATGAAGACCTGAGAGAAAAAGCAAGCAAGTATGACGAGTACCAGGAACAGAGCAAGACGGAACTCCAGAAAGAAAAAGAGAAGTCAGATGCTCTCCAGGCGAAACTCGCGAAGCTTGAAAAAGAAGGCACTGTAAGACAGGTAAGAGAAAAAGTTGCAAAGGACACCGGAGTTCCGGCAGAGCTGCTGACCGGGGAAGACGAGGAAAACTGTAAAAAACATGCAGAAGCGATCCTGAAATTTGCAAACCCCAAAAGCTATCCGGGGACAAAGGGAAATAAAAGACATATAACAGAACATCATGCAGAAGATGATGCGATGAGAGAATTCGCACATCAAATTTTTGGTAAAGGAGAATAAGCACTATGGCAGCATTACTTAGTTCAAATTTTGAAATCCCGGCAGAGATTTCCGCCGGGATTTTTGAGAAAGCACAGAAAGGTTCTACCCTGGCACAGTTATCCGGGGCAACGCCGCAGAAATTCGGGAAACAGCAGGTTTGGGTGCTGACAGCACCGCCGAAAGCGGAACTGGTAGGGGAAGGTGACAAGAAATCACCGACACCGACTACATATGCAGCAAAGACGGTAAACCCATTCAAACTGCAGGTGACAATGAGATTTTCACAGGAAGTCCAGTGGGCGGATGAAGATGTCCAGATCGGGGTATTAAAAGATCTGGCTTCCAATGCCGGCATTGCACTGGGAAGGGCACTGGATCTGGTTGGGATCCACAAGATCAACCCACTGACCGGAACGGTATCATCTATGGTAAAAGAAGGGCTGATCGACACAAAACAGTCATCCACTCTTTCTGGAACAAAGTATGATGACGCGATCGAAGCGGCAGCAGGAATGATCATCTCTGCAGGTTATACACCAAGCGGAATCGCCATGGATCCGGCACTTTCCTTTGGCCTTTCAACAATGAGAGACACGACAGGAAGAAAAATCTATCCGGAACTGGGCTTCGGACAGAACACATCTAACTTTTTGGGCATGAATGCAGCAGTATCCGATACGGTATCTGCAAAAAATGAAATCAGTGTGGCGTCCAAACTGCTTGGAATCGTTGGACAGTTCAATGCTTTCCGCTGGGGCGTGCAGAGATCCATTGGAGCGCACCTGATCGAATATGGCGACCCGGATGGACTGGGAGACCTGCAGAGACAGAACCAGATCGCGATCCGTGCAGAAATCGTATATGGAATCGGTATCTTAGACAGCAATGCGTTTGCGAAGATCGTCAGTGGGGAGTAAAACATGAAATATCTGTATAAACAGACCGGCGTAGTGGTTGAGTCCAGTGTGAAGCTGGACCCCGCTGTTTTTAAACCGGTCACAGAACCGGAAGAGGAAACCGCAAGCCAGGAACCGGCAGAGCAGGAAGAGCCGGTGGAACAGGAAGAGCCGGAAAGCCAGGAGCCGGTGGAACAGGAAGAACCAGAGAAACAGGAACCGCCGGAAGAAAAAAAGCCGGTGAAAACTACTGCAAAAAGAATTGCAACACGGACAAAGAAATAAGGTGAGAACATGGTGTATGCAACATTTGAGGATATCGTAAAAAGAAAACCTGTGGAAACATCAGAAATGGAGCGATGCGAGGCTTTACTGGAAGACGCAGGAATCATCATCGATGCATTTAACGCGAAAGCTGCAGCAGAGTCTAAAAGACTCGTTTCCTGCAACATGGTGATCCGGGTGCTGGGAAGCGGCGATGCGGGAGTCCCGATCGGGACAACACAGGCTACCGCATCCGCCCTGGGGTATTCGCAGAGCTGGACAAACGCTAACGGAAGCGGGGAACTGTACCTGACCAAGCTGGATAAAAAGATCCTGGGAACGGGGAACCGGATCGGATATACAGACCCGTATCAGGATCTGATCCAAACGGAGGAGGGCTGAAATGTTCAAAGGGATCCCGGTAACACTGTATGAAAAGACAGAGACAGGAAAAGATGAATTTGACCATCCGGTGTACAAAGAAACACCGGTAACCATTAAAAATGTTCTTGTGGCTCCTGCGTCCACAACAGAAATCCTTGACACCATGAACCTGACCGGAAAGAAAGCAGTATACAATATCGCAATCCCGAAAGGGGACCGTCATACATGGCAGGACTGCCGGGTGGACTTTTTCGGACAGTCCTGGCGGGTGATCGGGTTCCCACAGCAGGGAATCGAGAAAAATATCCCGCTGGACTGGAACCAGAAATGGATGGTGGAGCGGTATGAGTAGCAAAGTAAAGATCGAATTAAACCGTGAGGGAGTCCGGGAACTGATGCGGTCACCGGAGATGCAGGCAATCCTTCAGGAACAGGCGGCAAAGATCGCAGGGGAATCCGAGACAGAGACATTTATCGCCCAGACCCGTGCTGTTGTGAAAGTGGGTGGAGACGATGGGAATAACGGACTTCTGAAAGCAATGGGTGGAAATTCCCAGGCACGGACCGGAAAGCAGGTAAAAGGATATTACCGGACGGGAAAGAACGGTCAGAAAATATGGGTGAATTCCTATCAGAGGAGAAAGTGATGATAGAAAAAATCGTTAAGGATTATCTACAGTCCAGTCTTGGCGTACCGGTCAGGCTGGAGGAAGAAGAGGATCCTGGAAAAGAATATATCCTGGTGGAGAAGACTGGATCCGGCACAGGAGACCATATCAAACGGGCTACACTGGCGGTACAGTCTTTTTCTATGTCCTTGTACGGGGCAGCAGCGCTCAATGAGCGGGTAAAAGAAGCAATGGAAACAATCATGGAACTGGACGATATCAGCAGATGCGAGCTGAACACGGATTACAACTATACCGATCCTACCAGGAAGAAATACAGGTATCAGGCAGTGTTTGATGTTGTCCATTATTAGGAGGGAAACAGAGTGGATACAAAAAATGTGAGTACGGGAAAGCCGAAGATCGGCGGTGCGATTTTCCGGGCACCGTTAGGGACGGAACTTCCGAAGGATGCAAAGACAGCGTTGAATGCAGCGTTTAAGGGATTAGGGTACTGCTCGGACGATGGAGTGACCAATTCCAACAGCCCGGAGACAGACAACGTAAAAGCCTGGGGTGGAGATACCGTCCTGAATCTGCAGACGAGCAAGGAAGACAGCTTTAAGTTCAAACTGCTGGAGATCCTGAATGTGGATGTACTGAAGGCGGTATACGGTGATGCTAATGTTACCGGAACCCTTGAAACGGGAATCACAGTGAAAGCCAACAGCGATGAAGCGGAGGCGTGCTCCTGGGTGGTCGACATGATTTTAAATGGCGCGTTAAAACGGATTGTCATCCCGTCGGCAGCAGTTACGGAGGTAGCGGACATCGTCTATAAAGATTCGGAGGCTATCGGATACGAGACAACGCTGAAAGCTACGCCGGATGAAGAGGGACAGACCCATTATGAATATATCGTAAAGAAAGGTGAGTAGGATGGTTACAGAAATGATACAAAGAGAAGCAACGACGATCGGCGGCACAACAGAGAGCGGCTTTCAGTACAACATCGATCAGGAAGTTATGGATGACTATGAGCTGCTGGAAGATCTGTGCGAGGTCGACAACGGAAATGCAGGCAAGATTACGACGGCAGCCAGACGTCTTCTTGGAGACGATCAGTTAAAAGCGCTTAAGGAACACCTGAGAAATGAAAAAGGCAGAGTTCCTGCTTCTAAAATGATCGAAGAGATTTCACAGATATTCAAGGATCAGTCAGTAAAAAACTCATAATCCTCGCCCACATGATCAATACAGATGAGGAAGCGTTAATCTGCGATTTTGCAGAAACCTACCACATCTATGATTACAGATCCCTGCCGTTATATACGGTGGGGATTTTTGCGTGTGGGCTGAGGCCTGATTCCAGGATTGGAATGCGGATATCCAATTCGAAACTTACGACAGACCAGACAATCCTCGCCCTGATCGCAGATAACACCAGGGCGCTCACCTGGCTGAACAGTACAGATGGGGCAAAAGGGATCAACAGACCGAAGTCACTGGTAGAGGCACTGCTTGGAGAAATGAAACCAAGGGAGAGCGGGATCGAGACATTTGAGACAGGACAGGATTTCGACGATGCATGGAGAAGACTGACAGGAGGCGAGCAGTAGTGGCAACAGAACTTGCGAAAGCATATGTGCAGATTATTCCGTCTGCACAGGGAATCAGTGGAAAAATTCAGCAGGCAATAGACCCAGAGGCAGAACCGGCGGGGGCTTCGTTTGGAGGTAAATTAGTTGGAAAGTTAAAAGGGATTATTGCTACTGCAGCAATTGGAAAAGCGCTAGGATCAGCAATCAGTGAGGGAGCAAATCTTGAGCAAAGTCTTGGCGGAATTGAGACACTATTCAAGGATAGTGCTGACAAGGTTAAGGCGAATGCTGCGGAAGCCTATAGGACAGCCGGTATGAGCGCGAATGATTACATGGAATTGACCACAAGTTTCTCGGCAAGCCTCCTTTCCAGCCTGAGCAACGATACCTCTAAGGCAGCAGATATGGCAGATATGGCTATGACAGACATGTCCGATAATGCCAATAAGATGGGATCCAATATGGAAGACATCAAGAATGCCTATCAGGGCTTAGCGAAGCAGAATTACACGATGCTTGACAACCTGAAACTGGGATATGGTGGAACGAAGACGGAGATGGAGCGTCTGTTAAAAGATGCCCAGAAGATCAGCGGTGTGAAATACGACATCAATAACCTGTCAGATGTATATTCTGCGATCCACGTGATCCAGGGAGAACTGGATATTACGGGAACGACGGCAAAAGAAGCAGCAACCACGATATCCGGATCCATGAATTCCATGAAAGCAGCAGCGCAAAATGTGATGGGACAGATCGCCCTTGGCATGGATATCGGACCGGCGCTGTCGGCTCTGGGAGAAACCACGATCACATTCTTTGCCGGGAACCTTCTCCCTGCGGTGGCAAACGTTCTTTCTGGGCTTCCGGATCTGATCTCCGGAGTGACAAGCGTGATCGTCAGAAGCATGAATATGGCCGCCAGCAACATGGACTCCATCGTAAGCCAGGGTGGACAGATTGTCTTGAACTTGGCATCGTCCATCCTGGAAAATGCCCCGTTTCTTCTGGAAGCAGTGCTGAAACTGGCAATGTCTTTGGGAGAAACATTGATCAATACGGACTGGGGGGGCGTCGGGCGGTCTGTGATGGATGCGCTGTCAGGAAGCATTGACAGTGCAGCAGGAGAGATCCTTGGCATCGAGGGAGGAGAAATCCTGACCTATCTGGCAGATGCACTGGAGCAAAAACTGCCAGTATTGATGATCAAAGGATCTAATATACTGATGAGCATTATAAATGGAATCCTCCAGAAGATTCCCAATATCATCACAACGGCAGGAACGATCATCACAAATTTTGCAAACGGAATTACACAACAAATACCGTTCGTTGTGGAAACGGCAGGAACCATGATTACTAATTACATAGATGTAATTTCATCATTGTTGCCACAAATTGTCCAGTCTGGAATCAAACTGATTTTGAATTTTGCAAATGGAATAACACAGAAGTTGCCATCTATTGTTGAAATGGCAGGAACTATGATTACTAATTATATAAGTGCAATTTCATCATTGTTACCGCAAATTATCCAGTCAGGTGTGCAGCTGGTCTTAAATTTCATAAGTGGAATAGCACAAAAATTGCCATATATTATTGGAATGGGCGGGACTGTGGTCACTAATTACATAAATGCAATTTCATCATTGTTACCGCAAATTATCCAGTCAGGTGTGCAGCTGATTTTAAATTTTGTAAATGGAATAATACAAAAACTTCCTGCTATGGTCGAAACGGCTGGAAAGATTGTGACCAATTTTGCAAGCGGAGTTTTAAATAATCTTCCGCAAATTATATCTGCTGCAATTCAAATGGTAACTAAAATTGTGATTACAATCGGTCAGAATCTTCCACAAATTTTACAATCTGGAGTTATGATTGTTGGAAAATTGGCAGCTGGATTGATTCGTGCGATTCCGACGTTAATTGGTCAGATTCCACAGATCATAGAGAGCATAAAAAATACATTTTTGAATGTGGACTGGGGTTCTATCGGTCATAACATTATCCAGGGAATTACGAATGGACTTAAGAGTGCTGGGCACATGTTATGGGAAGCTGTCAAGGGAATACTCGGAAATTTCAAAGATAATGTCCTGGCATTTTTCGGAATTCATTCACCTTCCCGCTGGGGTATATTTGTCGGAGAAATGATCGATGCCGGATTTGCGAAAGGTATCATCGGAGAACTTCCGACAGTTAATTCCGCAGTGACCAAACTTCAGGATATTGCCACAAGTCCGTTCTCAAACGCAAGCCTGAACTACGAATTACAGGGAGCAGCGAAAGCATCAGGAACCGACCAGGGGACAGCGGACCGTCTGGATACATTGATCGCATTACTGAAAATGATTCTTGCTGCCATTGGAGATAAGGATGATGACAATCCGAGCGAACGGGAACTGATCCGTACATTAAGAGATTTGGGGGTTGTATTTACATGATAGAGATCCAATATGCATCTTCGGATGGAAAAGAATACAATCTCGTGGGGGACCGGATGCGGGCGACATCCGGATACTTCCACGAATATGAATGGAAACCAATGACTACAGACCAGGAGATCGGTGCAGATGTTTACGGTTTTGAAAAAGAGCCTAAGACATATCAGATAACATTGACATTCCGCGGTCCGCTTGAAGAGCGAAAAGCGAAAATGGATGAACTGACCAACAGTTTTGAATACGATATCGTCAATAAAACACCGGGAAGGATCTGGTTTGGACGATACTATATCGACTGCTACATCAAAGACGCAGCGAGTAAAGTATCAGCAACGAAAAATAACTGGACAGATATGGAGATTGGGATCTACTGCCCATACCCTATGTGGGCAGTAGAAGAAACCAAAAACTTCTATCCGGACAGTGCCGATAAGGCAGAGCAGTATGAATTCCTGGATTATCCATATGGTTATCCGTATGATTATTCCAGACCATCCTCCGGGACGCAGCACTGGTATGTAGACCACTACAGAAGCAGCAATTTCCGCATGACGATTTATGGACCGTGCGCCAATCCAAGGATCACCATAGCCAAACAGATCTACCAGGTATATGATACGCTGGAAACGAATGAGTATATAGAGATCAATTCCAGGAAAAAGACGATCATAAAAAAGCTGGCAAATGGAACGGAACAGAATATTTTCTACAAGAAAGCAACTGGGAATTCCGTATTTACTGAGATACCGGCAGGAGATCTGCTCATCAGCTGGAGCGGTGAGTTCGGGTTTGACATTACCGTGTTTAAGGAAAGGAGTGTGCCTGAATGGACCTCATAAAAACAGAACCTTCCGGAAGACAGATCGGGTATATCCAGGGAGCAGATATCGACTTCGAGGTGGGAGAGGACGAGTCCACAAGCATCAACGACTTTGAGATCGAGATGAAACGATGGGACTGGGATGGTACGATACAATACGGTTCCAGGGTTTACTCACCGGATACAGAATACGGCGGGATCGTCCGGGAAATAGCCACAGACACGAGTGCTGATGTGATCCGTGCGAAAGGATATACCTGGAGGGGAATGCTCACAAAAAAGATCATACAGCCTTTGGGTGGACAGGATTATGCAGTTGCATCCGGGGAACTGAATGCGATCATAAAAGCAAAAGTGGAAGCAGAGTTTCCGGGACTCTTTTACGGGGTTACTACAGATACGGGCGTTACAGTGAGCAATTACCAATTTGACCGATACTGTACACTGCACGCCGGGCTGGTTAAGATGCTGAAATCCGTAGGATACCGACTGGATATCCGGTATCAGGAAGGCGATGTCGGTACGACAGGGTATGTGCGGGTGAGGGCTGTTCAGATCAACGACCTGTCATCAGAATATGAGCTGACAAATGATAATAACATGAATTTCACAACGGACGATAACCGGCAGGGAATCAACCATTTGATCTGTCTCGGAAAGGGAGAATTAAAAGACAGGCTGGTCATCCATCTGTATACGGATCAGAACGGGGCAATTTCACAGACCAGGCAGCATTTCAAGGGAACAGAAGAGATTGCCGCCATCTATGACAGCAGCGGATCAGAAAGAGATGACCTGGTTAAAAATGGGATGAAGGAACTGGAAAGCAAGAAGTCGAGCATGTCCTACAATATGACGATGACCAAACTGGAAGGGAATATTGACCTTGGGGACATCGTTGGAGGCAAGGATTATCTGACCGGGATCAGCATGAAAAAGCCGATCAGCCGAAAGATCTGGTCGATTTCCGCAGGAAAAGAAAAAGTGGAGTATAAGCTGGAAGGAGAGACATAATGGAGATCATCACAGGATATACAGGAAAATCACATGTCACCTCTGAGATGGACCGGGATGTGAACATCGGGCTGATCGGCGGGGAATCTTATGTGCTGCAGACGGGAATGCAGCTGGAAGCAGAAGTATCATCGAACAATGAGATCAAGATCAGGGATGGGGTGCTGATGCACCAGGGCTGCACTGCGTGCATCAAAAAGAATACCTACGACTCGCTGACGATCATCAACGGTTCACAGGGGATGAAGAGGATCGATCTGATCGTTGCCAGATACGAAAAAGATCAGAATGATGGAACAGAAAACCTTGACCTGCTGGTGATCCAGGGAACACCGGCAGAAAGCAGCCCGGATGTCCCGGATCACATGCAAGGAGATATACAATCCGGTGATTATATCGCAGATATGCCGCTGTATCAGGTAGTGATCAACGGACTGAACATTACGGAAGTCAGGAAAGTATTTTCCGAGGCATCAAGCATCCAAAAGCTGCAGGATGAAAAGGTGGACAAGTCCAAGTTGTTCCGGAAAGCAGCCCGCCTCTCTTATTACAGCGCGACCTGGATGTATGCAAGCGTGAACGTAGGAAAGCAGTTCACAGGATGTATCCCGCAGGTAACACTGATGTATAAGAGCAGCTACCCGGTTGTAAATACAATAAATGTATCGGCAGAAGAGGTAGATGAAAATGGAAATACAAAAATATGGGCTTATGGAAGCGGCTATGTATCCGGCCATGTAATGAATGTGCTGGTAGACTGCCGTGCGGAGTAGTGGTATGAAGATTATTTTTAATGATTTGACGGAAATGGTTATACAGTCAGCAGAAATCCAGCCAGATGGAAGTCTACTGATCAAAACGATAGCAGAACCGGAAGAACAGCTGAAGAGCCGGTTCCAGGATGAGAGTGCCGTGAAAAAGATGAGCGTAACAGAGAGGGAAGATGTCCTGAATGTCTATGAGGGATACACCGATCTGGAAGCCATCGTGAAATATACGGCAGGAATCATCGGCGTGATCCTTTATAAGAAGGGGGAAACACCGGAAGAAAAAATCGGGAAGTTACAGAAAACAGTAGACATGCTCCAGGAGTGCATCCTGGAAATGTCCGAGCAGGTATACCAGTAAGGGAGAAAGGAAGAAAAAATGATGGCAATGTTATGGGCGCAGCAGATTATGAATGGAAAGAGAACCTATAAAGAAGTACCGAGAATGTTAAAAGAAAAGGTAAAAGAAATCCTGAAAGATTCCGGAATGGGAGAACTTGTGACCGAAGAATAAGAACCGGAGGAACTAGACAATGAATACAATACCGGTAGAATTAAAAACAGAACAACCGCATGTATATACAGGCGTATATCAGCATGATTACGGTCAGATCCTGCAAATCCACGGTAAAAACCTCCCGGCAGTAGCAGAAGTACAATTTTCCCTGCAAGACCAGGGCGGACAAACAGAGACGAGAGTCGGCGTAACCACAAATGATGTCCTGGAAGTCCAGGTGCCGGACAAAATGCTGAAAAACGAAGGAGTAACGGAGAACTACTGCATATTTGCATATCTATACATCACAGATGGAAAATCCGGAAACACAGAATACAAGATCACGATCCATGCGACCTCTCGCCCTGCGCCAGGCGAGGTCGGAGAAGATCCGGAAGAAAAAAGAATTCTGGACGAGGCTGTAGAAATGGTTAACCAGGCAGCAGACAGGGCAGAAGCGGCAGAACGGGGAGCATCTGATCAGGCTGCAGCAGCTGAGCAGTCAAAAACAGATGCTGCCGAATCAGCAGAAACCGCAAAAAAATATCTTGCAGAAACAGAAGAGGTAAAAGAAGAAACAGTCAAAGAGCTGACCGAATTATCTGAATCTGTAAAAACGGTGATCGCGGATGGTAAGGAATCTATCGCTGAGAAGCAGGCAGCATCCGAAAAGGCGATCACGGATCATACTGATGCAGAGATTGGCAGACAGAACGCAGCAACCAAGGAAGCTACCGATGGGCTGACTGGTCAGATTACTAAGGCAGAAACGGCAGACAACGAACTGAAAACAACGGTAGAAGATGCCGGAAAGAAAAAGGCAGAGTTGGTAGCATCCATACACGCAGCAGATACAGCGAAAGGAAGGGTAGATAATTCCACGGAGTTAGCAGAAACTGCAAAAAAAAATCTTGATAAATCTGTCCAGGACGCATCCGATCAGAAGACTGAACTGGACAAGACAGTCACACGTGCTGAAGAACTGGATACATCACTGGGAGAAAAGATCGAGACATCAAAGCAGTTAAAAACCGATCTGCAGACTGCAGGTGAAAAAGCAACACAGGATATCCACACAGCCGGAGAAGAAGAACGGTCACAGATGACACAGATCGCCGAACAGTTCCAGGAGAGCATTGATGCCCTCACGCCGGATGACTCTGTTGTCGATGGAAAAGCCTGGACAAGCAAAAAGATCATAGATACGCTCTGCCCCGAGTTTCAGGAAACTGGTAATCCGGTAACCTGCTACCCGGTTGCAGGCTATCCGTTGGACGTTACAGTTAGCTGGGAGCCGGTGCAGCCGGGAAGTGGGGATCCGTATCCGGGCGGGGGTGGGAAGAACTTGTTGGATATTTCTCGGTGCGTAGCATCTGAAAATGAACCGTATGGATTACATGTCACGATTGATAAGGACGTTATAAAAATTGATGGGGTACCAAACGGTGAAGTGGTAAATGAGGGAGAATATCAATTTGCAGTAGCATATGCCACACAAACTGAATTGCAAGGAAAAGGATACAAAGTTACTGCCTTTGCCGAAAAAGGAATCGTATACAGAGCGTGGGGATTACGAACAGCGGATGAACCGCAGCTAGCTATATCTGCACGGCTTACTCCTGGTGTTAATACAGATATACAAGTTAGGCTGATGGTATCCAAGAGTGAATCAACTGTGTACTATCCATATGAAAATATCAGACCTATCCACGGAAGAGATAATGTGACGATAAAAAGATGTGGAGAAAATGTATTAAAAACAGATGGTGCAGAAGAGCACAACAAAGTAATGAATGGGATTACATATGAGCGGTTGGAGAATGGAGGAATACATTTATACGGAACCACGACGGATAGGACATATTATCATTTAGCAAAAACTTACATGAAAATATACAAACCTATCCCAGCAGGAGAATATACATTCTGTCCGTACTGTGAACTTCCAGATGGTGTAAAAATCTATTTTGTAGTCAATGGTATCGTCACCGGGAGCTTTTTTTCGATTAGTCCTGATGATAAAGTGGAATATACAACGCGTAGAATATCGAATGCCGTAGAAACGATCGACGCGTACATTTTTATTAATGAGGCTGGAAAAACTGTAGATACGGTCATATATCCTATGCTTGCAGTTGGCAATATACCACCAAGTACATATGCAATGTATACAGAACAATGTATATGTGCAGAACTGTCAGAAGAGACATCATATGGCGGTACACTGAATACGATAACAGGAATTGGTACAGCCGACTGGACTGTTCGGACATTTGACGGTACAGAAACATGGAATTCGTGGGGCGTTGACAATAGAACCGAAGGTATTACAGGATTTTACAGTTATGATGTTGATGATTATGACTATGCATACACATCAAATGCCTTTTCGAGTCATACTATCAGTAACCCGGATTCGTGGGGCGGAGGATCGATTGGATTTGGATTCGCCAACGAAAACAGTACAAGATACTTTTTTGTGTCGGTATACAATGAACTGTTAGACAATACAGAATCAAACGAAAAAGCTGTTGAATCATGGAAAGCTTACCTTGCTGAGCAATACGCAGCAGGTACACCGGTGCAAATCGCGTACAAACTCGCAGAGCCAATACCATTCCAGATAGAAGGTGAGCAGATCTTGGCATTGAAGGGAATCAATAACATCCTGACAGATGCGGATACAGTAACTGTAACCGGAAGAGAAGATCCAGTCCATTATGTTGGCAAAAAATTCGCGGAACTCTCAGCAGCAATCGTATCATCAGCTTCAGAAGCAGAATAGGAGGAATATATGAAATTTAGCTTAAAAAATTTTGTTATGAAAACACTCACATCCATGAAATCTGGCGGTGAAGATGAATATAAGATCATGCAGTATGCTCTTAAATACTATGAAAAAGGTGTTCTCACCGAAGAAGATCTCGCAGAAGTGCAGGCGTGGTTCGAAGATCCAGAAGTGTCGGAGAAGGAAGAAACCAGTGATGAGGAGATTACCGGGGAAGAGTATTAAGGGCAAAAAAAATAGGGCGATAACCGCCCATTTATAAAAAAGCTTTAAAAGCTAATATTTCATGAGGGGACTCGAACCCCCGACCTTGGCTTTCTTAGAGCCGTGCTCTATCCACTGAGCTACATGTCTAAAAAAATAGAATGTACAAAATGTACAACCTCAATATACTGCAATTTATAATGCATGTCAATGAAAGAAATAATGGAGAGATGAAAAAATGAGAGAAATCAGAGCAAGACCGTAAAGGTCTTATTTTTATACCCAAAATAAAAAAACGAAAGGAAAATAAAAAATGAAAGCAGTAGATACATACAACGCAGCAGTAGGAGCAGTAGTTGCTATTTTGTCCTACGTTTTTGGACCCCATTGGTTCCTGTTTGCAATCTTCCTGTTACTTAATGTCTTCGATTGGATCACCGGCTGGATCAAATCGAAAAAGACCGGAAAAACAAGTTCAAAAGCAGGTCTGTGGGGAATTATGAAAAAATTCGGATATTGGATGCTGATCATTGCATCGTTCAGTATCACAGCCGGTTTTACAGAACTCGGAAGCATCCTTGGAATGGATCTGGGAGTCACAACACTTCTGGGCTGGTTCGTGTTAGCCTCTCTTCTGGTTAACGAAGCAAGATCTATCTGTGAGAATCTTGTGGAGATGGGCGTGAACGTGCCAACCATTCTGGTCAAGGGATTACAGGCGGCCAACAGGGTAGTAAATCAGGATGAAATGAATGATGAGGGTGAGTGATCACCCTCATTTGAACGGAGGAAAGAAAATGGATAAAAAGAATCTGAACATTTTAACAAATATCATCGGCGGCGTTGAAACCGGAGGTCAGATCTACGGCAAACGTAACTACGCATCCTATGTAGCCCCCGGAAAGAACACAGCCAATGAAAAGACATGCACTCTCGGTTGGGCTGCTAACTACGGAGAACGTGCGCGAAAACTCTGCAAGATGATATTCGATCAGGATCCGGCAGCATTTCGAAAAGCAGACAATGCGGGAATCGAAAAGAAATTATCGGTTAACTGGGAGACGACGAAATGGCATCCGACAACAGTACAGAAGAAAGCACTGATTGCTATTATCACGACAGCCATCGGCAAGAAATGTCAGGATGAGTTATTCCAGGAATTAATGGAAACATATATTGCGAAAGCAGAAGAGTACGGTGTTAAAGATATTCCAGCTCAAATGATGTGGTGTGAGATCCAGCACCTGGGAGGCATTAAGCCGGTACAGAGGATTTTCAAACGGGCGGCAAAACCATACACACCGGATACCATCTATGCATCCCTTCTGCTGGATCAGAAAGATACCACGAACAACAACCAGGTCGGGGACAAGATCTTCCAGTCCCGGCATGCGTGCTGCGTAAAATGGATCAAGCAGTATGTAACAGATACAAAGGAGGAGAAAAAAGTGACAAACGTTGTATTAGCTGGTCATGGATCCGGAACCCCATCAACAAAAGGAATGAACGCTTACTGTACCACCAGACAGGCGAAAAGAAGAGGACTGGTAGAAGTCCTCAGAGAAGATCTTACGGATAAACAGAGACAGCAGATGCATGATCTGTATAAAACGATCTTGGGACGAAACATCTACAGCCAGTCATTAAGACTGTACTGTTATACCAAGTATAATGGCAAATATTACTCAGACTGTAGCAGCTCTATCTGTAAGACGGCAGAAAAAGTCGGCGTACCTAATATAGGCACACTGAATACAGCCGGCATGCACAAAAACTGGAAAAAAGTAACCGATGTAGTCATCAAGAATGGAATCATCCAGAACCCGGAGGTGCTGAAAGTCGGAGATGCCCTGATGTTTAAAGGCAGTGACCCGAGCAGACCATTAGGGATTGGTCATACAGAGATGGTCTATGAGATCAACGGAAAGACCGCAGCATCCGCCACACCTGCAGCGACGAGCAGCAAAAAAGACATCATCAAAGCCGGTCAGATGCACGCCAACAATTTCACTGGAGCCGGTCTTGCCATCGATGGGGTACGCGGAACACTTACGAAAAAAGCCGGTATCATGGCAGTACAGACCGCTCTGAACCTGGATTTCAAAACAGGACTGAAAGTGGACGGTGAATGGGGACCAAAATCAGATGCTGCATTGAAGAAACGATCAGTCAGACTGGGAAGCACCAGATATCTGGTTACAGCTGTGGAGATCTTGCTGATGCTGAAAAGTTACAATCCGAATGGCGTAGAGTGCCCAGGACAGTTCGGAAGTGGCTGCAGCACAGCCACTGGAAAATACCAGACAGATCACAGCCTGAAAGCTGATAAGATTGCTGGATATAACACAATTAAGAGCCTGATCAAATAAGCAGATAAACAAAAAAGGCGGTCTGTGGTTCCCTCTTTACAGACCGCCTTCCATATGAAAAAAACAAAAGAAAACTTTTAGAGTATAGCATGTTGCTATGAATACAGCAAGAAATATCGTTCGACATTCCTTGACATGTCAAATCACAAGTGGTAAAAATATTGTATCATCTCTAAAAAATCTTAAAATCGAAAGAGTTTCTTCCTATTAAAAGAAAACCTATATAGGCTATTGAACTACGGTGGTGCGTTTTCGCACATCATCAGCCGGGTGTAGACCACTTCTTTTTTAGAAGTGT